GACGCAACGAAGGGGGCTTGTGCTAACCCTGCCAGCTCAATAGAGCGACACAATACGGCCCTCCTTTCGGAGGGTTACGTTAGTCTCTACGCCTGCGGGATGAGTGCAAATGCACTCACCTTACGCCGGCGCAGGACCACCTTCCTGGGTTCGTCATAAGTGAACCCAGTGCTACATGCTTCAGGATGCATCCACTCAAGCAGGGCGACCTCGCCCCTGTTGAGGTACTTCGATAAAAAGAAGTACGCATTCGGTGAAGCATGCTCCCGACGAACGGGTTTCGGTACTAGAACGGAGAGCTTAGGATAATTCCCAGAGGCATCCGTGCTATATACCGATGATGGAAGCATTGTGACTCTCCCCAAGGCATGTGCCTTGACGGAAACGACCGGTAGCTTACCGGTACAAGTCTCAATGAGTTCATACAGAAACTCGGCTGACTTGCAAAAGCCAGCTTGCACAAGCTCACGGGCGTGACGTTCTATTGCTAGAACGGACCCGTCACCTGAGAGGTTTACTGTATGACCAGCAGCGGATAAGTCCGCTCCTGGAAGTCGCATCCTTACGGGTGCAACGTCCTGACCATCCAGGTAATCGCCACCACATGACTCCCTGAAGAAGGGGGCAGTGGTGTTTGTATAGGACTTGGAGGTGTTAACCTTCAGCCCTACCTTGGCTAAAGCAGCCATTGCCACTTTAGCGTCAAGGTTACGGACGATGATGTCATCGCCGTAAACATACACGTTCTTCGCCGCTTCGGTATAAGAACCGTAGCGATAAGTTAACGCTGTAGCGATCACGACATGAATGAGAAAGGCCATCATTACGAAGGTAAGACCTGATCCCATACCAGCAAGTTTATTAAGCTTAATGGTATTCCCCGAGGGGAGAAGGACTGTGTCAGTACGGAACTTTAAGAAGTACCGTAGGGCGGGCACGTTGCGAACAACGTGACGTATGACCTTGAGAGACACCCTATCAGAGGCGTCCTTTAGGTCAATAGTGGCCCACTTACCACCGATGGAACCCGCGCGCGCAAGCTCGCGGTTGGCCTGCTGATCTCGGAAGTTCACGCGGCGGAAGGTATTAACCTCCAGATAGCGTGAAAACCAGTCAAAAAATGCCATCTGCATGCGTAAAGCATGGAGCGGCTCGCGGATAATAACCCGCGGGCCACGGCTGTCCTTAGGGACGAAGAGCAACTCGGAACTTTTGGCAGTGTCCTCTCCAAAGCGAAACAATTCGCCGGATGAGGGGTAACTTTTAAAAAACCCTTCTACTCCGCGGAAATCCGCGGGCAAAGTAGTTGTAGTACCGTGTCGGCGCTTGTACTCAGGGGCGCTAACTCGAATAGAGCTAGCAAAAGTCCCAGGACCAAAGCGCGGGCGATTACTCGCCAGAATATCTTCGACTTTAGGGAAGAGATAATGAGTCTCAACATTTTTCCGAACCTCCTCAAGGAAGGCATAAGGGACTGGTTGAGCCCCCAAATCCTCGTCGATTTCGACAAAGGATTCCTCAGATTTGTCCAGAGTCTCGTTAGAGAAGGGAAGCGCGAGCTTGTAAAAATACTCGCACACCTGTCTGACTATCCACAATGAAGTGGGGTCAGCATCTGGCAAAGCACGCCCATGTTGATCAAAGATTCCTAAGAGAAACCTTCGCATAAAGCGTGGGAGACTCCCTTTCCAAGAAAACTCACTAAGTAGCGAACGGTCCTGATTAAAGGTACCGGTTGCCAGGCCGTCTAAGACGGACTTAGCGAATTTGGGAAAGGTGACCGTTAAAAACGTGACACCCTCGTTTTTTAAGCGAGTGAGTACGTATCTCCGGTCGACAGAACTTAATCCGACATCGCAAAGATAAACCCTACAATATCGAACAAGGTCTAGTTTTAACGAAAACTCCACTGCTGGCATATGAGTACCTTAAATGGTAAACGTCTGTAGCAGAGACCTTCGCTACCAGGGGGTATGAATCCCCTAGTACTTGCCTTGTGCAACTTCGTCGAGACGAGCGACGGTAATGACCTCATTGAGGTCAGCCATCAGCGAGTCCAACTCAGCTGCCGTAAATGAACCATCACCTGGCTGCAGGATATTGACGATGATCGAGGCGGATTTCCGCACGACATCATCGCCTACAGTTACGTCCTTTTCGAGGACACGGGTAAAACCCAAGGTGTGAATTCCGTCTTTCCGCACAGCACCCGGACGAATCCGGATGTAATTGGCGGGATTGGCGAAAGTCAGAGTGCTCAACGCATAGTCGCCGGGCTGTCGCTCGGCATATGTTAGAGTTTGAGCAGTCAAGGTTGAATAAGGCATGTTCCGTTCACTCCGAGTAGACGCCAAGGGACACCACACCCCTTAGCGTATGTTTGCTTGGAAAATGGAGCATCAACGTCTAGATCCAGCTAAGTAGGCAGTATTAATAAGCTGCCTCAAGTTGGGGACGTGGATGCTCGGAAGTGGTGGCCGTATATCCTCATCACTGAGGATCGCACCTAGAGAGCGAGATCTCGAAAAGATCTCAAGGCCAAAAGAGCCCTTCTCTTCCGCGCCGTACGAGATTAACTCGCCGGTATACGGAGATGACACCCGACCTTTAAAGGTTACGGTACCCTCAAAGCGTGCCGTATCCCACCCCGAGAAATTGACGACTTTGATCCAGCCCCTATTAGAGGCTTTTTCAAGATAGTCGCCGATCGGGATGAGGTAGTCAACAACAAACGATAATGGGACAAGGTCCCATGCGGTAGCAGCGTCGGGGTGAAAGCCGACTCTGTCGAATATCTCCAAAAGAGGAGCCCCTGAAGGGGTGGTAGTAGTACCGGTCTTGCGCTGCACTATGTCGCCAGAAATGTCGACAAGGAGAGTGCGGAGGCCAACAGGCACTTCATATTCGCCGCTCATCGAGATGGTATATTCATCCTCGTAGTCTTGCAGGTTGTTATCCTGGCGTTTCGCCAGATTATTAATCTGCTCGGCAAGAGCCTGAATGTCATTGACGAGGGGCAAAATGCCCCAAGTTATAGACCCATAACTGAGTTCTCTCCAGAACTTAGTCGTTAGGATACCTAATGTATCGTCAAGCTCGGCAAGAGCTTGTAACGCTCCGAAGTCAGATGACGTTAGGAGTTTTTGACGGTTGAGATGCAGTGGCGCGTTCTGTCGCATTATATAATGGACGAACGTGTACACGTCATGGGGGATCGACTGAGGAGATTTATACACCTCACCAGCAGCAGTGGTAAACTGCCATGGTTCCATAGAAGTCGCCTTCCAATGCCAACAGTTATTTGACCCAGGGTACGAAGACTCGCGGAAAAATTCGCTAGTCGTCGACCTAGACCACGAATTAGTGGTAGAACCGTACTTATAAGTAAAGTTCAGGGTCATTGGGCGAGAGCGTTCTCTTACCATAACTGCAGCATCCTCAACAGAAACGAAAGTGTGGTTGATAGGGTTGCGATGTCGCGTGGGAGACCAAGGGGTCTC